TGGACTGATCGGCTTCCGCTTGAGCTTCGACTTCAGGTTCAGCTTCCGCTGTCTCTTCCGTCTCGACCTCAGGTTCCGCCTGCTGCTCCTCTTTGGCTGGAGCCGCCTCCTCCTCGTTTAGGAAATTGGATTTAACAAAATCAGCTAGGCTGTGTTCGTCAATCCTTCCGAGGTTATTTGCAACGGGTGTACTGTCTGCCTCCTGACTCCCGGCGTCAGGCTGTGTATTTGTGTTATTCATGCTATAACGGTAGCAAGCCCTTTTTAATTCAATCCAGTAACGCTGGAAGGCCCGTTAGTGGCGTTATGCCAAATCTTTTTCAGGAGTCAAGCCATTTAATTGTCTAGCTTGTTTTCTTAATTCAATAAGTGTGCTCAAAACTAAATTAATCCCATCAGCCTGTCCTGCCGCATGTATTCTATCTTCTCCTTTGCAGTCTTTACTTATAGCAACCATCCAGTGTTGCTCTTGTAGCTGCTCAAGAACCTTACATATTTCTGACCAAACAAGGTTTTTCCCTGAAAATCCAAAAGCGTTCTTTTGATCTTCCGTCATATTACTGTTGTGCCTGCTGTGCCACTGGAGTTACTCCAATCCGGCCAATCTGCGCATTTTGCTGTTGCATAACAGACATCTGAAGGCTCTTAACATAGTTCTCAAAGAGCGCCCGGAAGTTCTCATCCTGTTGAAGTGCAGTCTGCGCTTTCGGGTTAGCCTGCAAGACCTGTTGTGCGTATTGCAGCTTGGTCTGTGCAGCCGGGTCGTTCTCTTGGTATAGCGCCTCGTTGCCGAGCAGCATCATGCCAATGTCTGACTGCACGTCCTTAAACATCTGCCTGCTGGCATCCTGAGGATTGAGGATCAAGTCTTTTGCCACCTCTGGAGCAATAGCCTGAATCATCATCTCGGTGAGCTTGTTCCTGTTCAAGACTCCGCCAGTGTCAAGTTGTGCAACCTTTTGAAGAAAATCAATCTTCTGTGCAATGTAGTCCTTATCCAGATCCATCACGTCAAACTTGACCGTAAGATCAAACTCGTTATGGATCTCAGACAGGCTTTGCGGTAACTGTCCGCCAGTGATGCGCTGTATCTCAGCAGGCGACATATACTGACAGCACAGGCTGAACATCTGCCGGAAGATTGTCCGCCAAGTAAGCAGCCAAGTGTTTACCAGCATCTGCTGACTAAGCTGTGTCTTGCGTGGATCAACGCTAGGATTAACCGTGCCAAAGTAAGCTGCGTGACTGGCTTCAACGCGTTGGATCAAGTTAAACGCCACACCCGGCTCGCGAGCGGGCGGATCCATGAACGTGTAGTCTGATGGGCTTACGACAGGTAGCTGCACTCCCGGCCCAACTCGATTGATGGCACCAATCCGTTTGACGACTTTAATGGGAGGAAGAGTCGAGAAGGCAGTATGATCCCTGATGGAATCGTGTTGAGCCTTAACTTCATCCTGATCCGTGTGAGCAAGCTCAGGGACACCGCGAGTGTCAGTAATAGCGCGGCGAATGCACTCACGACGGAACTCCACAAACGGATACTCTCCGTGCGCGTAATCGAGTCTTTCATGGATAGCATACGAGATTTGCTCCTTCCGGTGATCGACAGCTGCTTGTGGGCAGATAACAGTGTAGTAGATACACGGAGCTTTACCGTCCAAGCTCTTGGTGTAGCAGTACACCACCTCAATCATGTTCTGGTAGTTGAGCCCGTTGTATACAAGAAGCTCAGTGCTGGGCAAGATGTTCGTGTTGTACATCGTGCTGCTCTTACCAGCCATCTGCACAGCCAACTCCACCCAGTCTTTGTTCCAGCCTTCTGTGGTGATCTTCTCGCGAATCTCCACTTCAGACATCCACGTCCGTCGGAAAATTACACGGGATCGTTGCAAGTCTGCCGTCTCAGGCGGAACAAGAACTTCATCCCAAGGCTTAAGAGCAATAATCTCAGGAAGGTTTTTGCTAACGTATTCTTCATCTCTAGTCGTAGCTCCAGTTTCGGCCAATTCCTTGACCATTCGTTTTGCGTCAGTGGCTGTTAAATCTGGGATAGTTGCCTCAAGAATAGCCGCAGCTTCATCAGACTGCTGCATAATTAAGTCCGGCAACTGCATGAGCGTTGGACTTTGCGACTGTTGCGCCAAAGCCATGATCTCATTCATCGTCACTGGCTGCTCACGCTTGCTGATGTTCTGTCTCCAGCCTACAAAGAAGGCAGACCAGCCGTATTGAAAGGCATACTGAGCACCAAGCTCAGCTTCACGTCGAAGCTCTAGCGGCATCTTGCTGTCGCGAATCCAATGAAGCAACGTAGTAGCAATGCCACTAATCGTCATGTCGTTCATGTCGATGCCACTCGTGCGAATGGTTGCACGCTCAAAGGCAGTTACCATTAACGCAGACAACTCGTTACAGGTAGAGTCAATTAATCGGTTGCGAACGTCGCTGGCTCCTTCAAACGGCCAAGCAGGATCACCTTCGTTACGCAAATTACTATGCTTTTTCCCGTCATCACTTTGCCCGGCCCAGCGAGCAAAACGCACATCATCAAACTTCGTCGTCAGGTTACCCTGCGTCGAGTTAATCATTGCGCGGTTGTACTCACTCAACAGATCCCCAACGTCAGGGATGGCTGTCGCAATAGCTAAAGGATCTGAAGAAGCTGAATACATAGACAATTAAACTTTTAATAGGAACCGCATTTAGCCATTTGCTTCATCTGCTTTTCCCATTGTTCGCCTCCAAAATATTGTGGCTGCATTACCACCATATACCCTAAGGCGTCAATTGGATCTTTACTAGCACCTTTTTGTCCATCTTGTCCAGTCCATTCCTTTAAGCTGTATATTAAGTTCTGGCAAGACTCGTGAACCATTAGTTTTGGATGATTTACACCTTTTACCATTGGATTTTCTACATTCCATGACAAAAGATCATTGATAATCATCACACGCTCCTCAATTGGCATGGCAGCCGCCGGAGTAAACATAAGCGGATTATCAGTCTGATAAAGTAAGTCCAACACTGTAATACCGCCGTCCTTGGTGATCGTCTCCGTTCCAGCCGTCCTTGGGTCAATCCAACGGTCCACGATCATCTCACGCTTGTCTCCAGCCGTCTCCAGGCTCCAGATCAAGTCAGTATACTCGTTCACACCCCTTCCTGCTCCGGCCTTCTGTGCCGGGCCAGCTCGACCATCCGCCTTGTCACTTGGAAGCGCCCATTCCCCGTAGCTTTGATCCGGCCATTCCCGATAGATCCATAGTATACCGTACTTATCTACTCTACCCCAAAGCATGAACCAGTTCCGCGCCCCTGCCGGATCTACCGCCATATAGTTGCTTCCATCAGGGATAACCTCTTCAGCGTCTCCCTTCCACAGGTTATGGTCACCAAACATGGGAAACTCGCTTCCAGCGGTCTGGTCAGCCCAACCATAAGCGCGGATCTTAATATCATGGCTGGAGCGCCCCGAAAGCTCCTGCTTCATGCGCTCCCAGTTGTTGTACGGGTTAAGTTCCGTATGATACCAAATACAAGCGTGCCTGCCATACAAGTTCTCCGCTTGATAGGGCATCTCGCCTTTCGGAACCGTCAAAACGTTGTTATTGGGTAATAATGGAGATTTGCGGGTAGCCGTCACCTTGGTGCTGTTGATGTACTCTTTCACGACCTGGGTGTACCCTTGCACCGGCGTAAAAGTGACAATCAGCTTCCCGGACCGAGTCACCAGACGGTAGCGCAGGGTATCGAGCCAGTTCTGCGGCACAAGTTCGTCGCACCAGACGTAGTCCACCTCACCACCTTCAACCACCTTAATGTCCTGGGCATAGTTAAGGAACCAGATCTGGTTACCCATGTACACCGCCGTATTGTCGCTGAACCCGTTCTTCTGGCTAAAACTAATTTGCGTATGATTAGTACGTTTAATATTTCGTATCTCAGGCGGCAGGTACTTATAGAAGACGTTCTGCTGGGCGGACACACTGGTCATGTGAGTAGTGTGCAGGCACCAGATGCGGATGTTCCGTTTCCCGTGACGTTCCTTAATCCAGCCGGGTGTATGGCCGTTGAGGTCAGTGCCAATGAAAGCTTCAGCCATGCGTTTTGCTGCGTACTCAGTTTTGCCACTACGGTTCCCCCCAAGGACGACTAGCTCATTATAGCGGTCTAGCAGCTTATCTGCATCGGGCCAGTGCGGCAGCTCGTGCCCATAGC